TGGATAAATTATAGTGATGATGATAACAATTATGGTTATTTTATTGTTGAAGAAATCAAAGAATGGCTTAGTGGTAAGAAAAAATTAACTGAAATCAGGGCAAGAAACGAGAAGAAGAAAACAAATAAAATTAACACTTAAAATACAATTGGATGGAAAATGAATTAGATAAAGCACCAGAAGTTAGGATGTACTTTTTTGTCCCTTATAATATTTCAGAAATCGCTAAGGGTATACAAGCTGGGCATAGTTGTTTGCGTTACGCAAGACTGTTTTCAGCAGAAAATCCAGAGGTATGGGATTTTGTTGATAATCATGAAACATGGATTATTCTGAATGGTGGAACTATGAATGAAACCAGAGACTTTGAAGGTAAGGTTGAAGGTACTATGAATCAGATTGCCGATGACTTACAAAAAAACGATATTCAGTTCTCATATTTCATTGAACCTGACATGAATAATGGTTTATCAGCACTATGTTTTCTTTGCAATGAACAAGTATTTAATAGAGAAGATTTTCCTAATTTCATTGACTGGCTTACCAATACCAAACTTACCAATACCAAAAGTGAAGACTCAGAGTTCAATGTTAGGTTAATAGTGATGGGTGAGGAAAAAGTGATTGAGACATATTCTGATGAATATAAAGAATGGGTGCGATTCATGGGTGGGATAAAGAACGTATTTTTACGTGAATTAACGAAAGACAAAAAATTAGCATAATGAATTTACGCAAATTATTATATTTTCTATCTATACGGCATAAAAAAATTCTTGCTGTTGATTTTGAATGTATAATAAATAAGTGTGATGAAGTTGCACAACAAGAATTTAAAGAACATAAAGAAAATCAAAAAGCACATGACAATAGATGTCCGAGATGTAGGGCAAAACAAGATAAAATTGTTGATAAAATTAGAAGTATTGAAGGAACGGGAAAAGTAGGTGGTGATTTCTATTTGGGGTTTGGTTCTGTGAAAGGTTCTATTAATATTGAAACTAAGGCAGTTAATTATTGTACTGTATGTAGTCATGAATGGAATAAATTCAAAGTCAAATATTTTTCAAAAACAGATATTCTTAAAGTTGCATTAAATTACCTTGCTGAAATGATTAGTGATCCAAAAGGAAATAAAAGAAACTCTTGGAAACGAGAAGCCGTTCAAGTTTTTGATGGTTGTTATGCAGAATCAATTTGTTTTTTTAGAAATAAATATAAGAAATATTTACGAAATAAAACACAAAATACATTAAAAATTAAAACATTGAGAAAATTCTATGTATCTGTGTTTGATGATGAAAATAAGAACGAATTAGAAAAATTATGAAAATTAAATTTATGAAAAAAATAACTAAACTTGATAAAATTGAATACACGATAATATTTTTTGTGTTACTATTTGCAACATTTGCTATTTGTATAGGATTAGACATTATTAATGTTGGTGAAAATGGCATCTATTTCGTATCTTAATTAGATAAATGAAGTTAGTAATGATTGTAGCAGTAAGTATGGATGGTGTTATCGGTATTGATAATAATATTTCTTGACATATTCCTGAAGACTTTAAACATTACTGGACTGTCTTACAAAATAACATATTATAATAGGAAAAATGAGTGTCCGAAAAAAACCGAAAACTAAACGTAAGGTCATGTCCTTGATTGAGATGGAGACGAGTATAATGAAAATGTTTAATATTCGACAAAACATAATTGTACCTAATATCTCTTGGGGTTTTAATGGAATACATGAAATTGATTTATTCGTGATGCGAAAATCTGGTCTAGCAATTGAAGTTGAAATTAAAAGATCAATAAGTGATTTAAAAGCAGATTTTAAAAAAGATCATAATCATGAATCATCAAGAATCACTAAAATGTATTATGCTGTACCTAAAGAATTATTGAAGAAATCAATCCCATTAATACCTAAAGATGCAGGAATAATTATATGTTATCATGTAAACGATAATCCACGTAATATCGCACGTGCTTCAATATATAGGAAAGCAAAAATACGGAAAGATAGTAGAAAATTAACAACTGGAGAACAATTTAAAATTGCTAGGCTTGGTGCAATGAGGATATTAAATTTAAAAAATAAAATAATTAAATTACAAAATAATAAATCATAATTTTATTGCATACCATCCTTTATATTTACCTCTAATCATTCTATTATTATTCTTTATTGTGGCAATTAAACCATCATAAGGTAAGTTTAGTTCTTTAATTTTTATTTTAAAATTATGTGTGAATTTATGTTGTAACATATTATTATTATCATATATTTCATATGAATTGGGTTTTGATTTCAAATTATAAATTATTGAACCATATTTTTTTAATTTAGTTGTTAACATTTTATCTATTTGTGATTTTGATATTTTTTTTCCTTTTCTATTAATGGACATTTTTTTTCTTGTTTTTAATGACACAATTTTGTTTTTTGCTGAATCACTCATTTTTTTTCGAGTATCAATACTAAATTTACGATTCATATTTGATTTAGAAATTTTTTGTTTACTTTCATTTGTATGATGTTTTCCTAACCAAATTTTATTACCTATCATTCTATTTGATGCCTTTAATAAAGTTTCTTTTGTATGTTTTCGACTATCACCACCACTTGTTAAATTTAATCCATGTGATGTACTAAAAGAATTAAATTTTTTTATGTATGATTCTTCTAATGTGTTTAATTCATTAATATTACATTCATACAATATTTCAAATTTATGGTTTTTCCACCCATATTTGTTTATCGAATTATATATTTTATATTGCCTTTTACACTGTTTTTTCGAGTATTGGTATTTTCTACGTAATATATTAATTGATTGTCCAATATAGATTTTGTTTTTTGGGTTTGTGATTTTATATATACCAATTATTTTATTCATGCGATTATTTAAATATAAATACATGAAAATTTAAATTAGTTTGTTATTTTTATTATTAATATGTTTGGATAGTTAATAAATTTAATTAATTTTGGAAGATGCTAAAAGAAAAAAGAAATGACAAAACCGAAATTTAATAATAAACCCAATCCACATCTTATTCATCATTATGACAGTGGAACAGGTGTTAAAGTGCATCAGGATATCTGGATAAGTAGAGCACCTGCTGTTGTAGGAATTATTTTTGCTTTTGGTACAACTAATGGAACTTGTGTACTTGTTATTAAACGTTCAAAGAAAATGCGAGAAGAACCTAATAAATTCGGTGCGCCAAGTGGATATCTTGATTTTAATGAAAATGGTTTTGATGGTATGACCAGAGAAGTTTATGAAGAAACCAGTATGTATCTTCCAGATTATAAACCTTTTCTAATTTTTGATAATCAAGAACAACCATTCTTTGTGCAATCAGACCCAACAAAAGACAAGAATCAAAATATTTCATTAACATATGTTATGGCATATGATTTTACCAAAGAACCCGATTTTTTCCCAAAAGAAATTGAGAAACATATTGATAGTGAAACACAGTTAGTAGAATGGTTATCAATTATGAAATTTTATAATATAGATAGAGAATGGGCATTTAACCATGATGAAAGAATAAATATGGCATTAGAATATTTTAATAAAAATTTTATAAGAAATTGAGAAAAATAAATAATGAAACTATTACACCTAACTAATAGTAAGAACGTTAATTCCATCATTAAAAATGGATTATTACCTTCATATATTGAACATGATGGGCATTGGGAGAAATTTCAACGATATTTAATGCATAGATATTGCATTTATTTGTGGGATGCTGAAACATATAAAAATGGTAAATATATACGTGATATGATATATACAAAAATGTTTATACATCCCAGAAATAAAATTTTCAAACAAAGAGAACTTGAAATTAAAAAGAATAATCTTGATTATTGGGATGATGATTCATATCTTGACTTCAGAAAATTTGGGGATGTGTTGATGGGAGATTCAACAAGATATTCTGTATTAGAAATTAATATAAAAAATGTTGAATTGAATGGTGTATGGCAACACGTTCAAGAACCTAATAATGATAAAACTTCCACAATAACAATAATGGATGACAATTACGCTCATAACGATAAAAATGTTTATATTTGTGAAAACTCAATTAATTTCAATAGTATAAACATTGTTGAAGAAGTTTTGGTTAGAAAATATAAAAATAATAAATTAGGATTTACATTTAGAAAAAATTAAATAAATAAAAATGAAAAAAATTACAGAAAAATTATTACTTTCTTTGGATTTTGAGAAAGAAAAGGTTAATGCAGAAGAAAGTGGAGACAAACCATTCCAATATTTTGTTTTTAATTTGAAGAACAAAAGAGCAATTCTTATAACGTGTGCCGATGATGAATGTGCGTTGAAAAATTCGTATCGTGTTGAATTTTTCAACGAAGAAAATGCTGGAAAAATATATGATGGTGAAATTCTTGAAAAACTTTGTGAAATTCTTAAGAATCTTAAATAAATATCGGAGAAAAAATATGGAAAAAATAATGGAAAAAGACATCACAAGAGATTTATTAATTAATCTGGGATTCGTTAAAAAATTCTCTACACCTGAAGAAGATGGTTTTTATTATTACACTTATGAGATTGAAAATGAGTGTGTTCTAATTACAAATTGTAATGATGAGAATGATGGAAATTATACTGTAGAGTTTTTTAATAATGATATAATAGGAATTACTGACATCGTAGATTTGATGATGCTAATCAGAATATTTTTAAAATACAAATTAAAATAATGGATGAAAACCAATTAAAACTTCTTAACGGAAAGATAATTACTTTTAATACTGAGCAATTTGATGGATTGAAGAAAATAAATCATTGGTTAAAAAATGGTCAAACTTTTTTTACATTAACAGGACCTGCGGGTTCTGGAAAGAGTACTATAATTAAGAAAGTATTGGATAACTATCATCGTGGTGTTGTGGTAAGTGCACCAACACATAAAGCAGTTAGAGTAATTTCTAATATAACAAATAAAGAAGGTCAAACACTTCATTCTCTTATTGGACTTCGTCCTGATGTAGACATCTCGGACTTTAACCCAAATTCTCCCATTTTTAACCCAATAGCGTTACCTAGAATCAATAACTATTCCCTTATAATTGTGGATGAAGCCTCAATGATAAACGCTGATTTATTCAAATTAATTAAAGAAAAAACCAAAAATACTAAAACAAAAGTATTATTTCTTGGAGATAATTGCCAAATACCTCCTGTGAACGAAAAAGAAAGTGTTGTTTTTTTTCAAATCGATATAGAAAAACATTTTCTGACAAAAATAGAAAGACAAGAGGACACCAATCCAATACTATTGATTGCCGATAATGTTAGAAATAATTTGACAGCAATTCATGAATCTTTTGAAAGAAAAACAAATATAAACGATTTAGGTGATGGAATTATATTCACCACAGAAAAAAGAGAATTTCGTAAAATCATTTTAGATAAATTTATGTCTGATGAATTTAATAAAAGTATTGATTATTGTAGAGGGGTTGCTTGGAAAAATAATACCGTTATACAATCAAATAATATTATTAGAACATCAATTTTCGGTAAGGATAGCGATATTGTTGAAATTAATGATGTCATAACTGGATATCGAACCATTATGAATGAGGGACAAAGGTCAGTTATCATTCAAAACTCATCAGATTATCGAGTACTTGAAAAATCTAAAGAAGAAGAAAATGGTTATGGTATTATGGGTTATCGTGTAAAATTAAGAGAAAGTTTATATAATGGAAAGTTTAAATTTCAAGATATTTTTATCATAAACACCAAAAATCATGATAACCTTCATCTTTATGCGCAAATGCATGATTTTTTTCGTGATATGGGTATATCAAATAAGAAAAATTGGAAAAAGTATTATGAATTTAGGCGTTCTAATTTACTCATGAAAAGTATTGATAAATATCAAAATGGTTTATATAGAAGTAGTCGTGATATTATTATTAAGGATATTGATTATGGATATTTTTTAACTTGTCATAAAGTACAGGGTTCAACATATAAGCATGTTGGAATAATTTTAAGTGATATTGAAAGTAATTGGGTGTTAAAAGAAAAGAATCAATTATTTTACACATCACTTACACGACCAATATCAACTGCAACAATTTTATGTAATAGAATTGATTAATTATAATTTAATTACATACCATCCTTCATAAATACCATTCTTTATTTTAGTATTATATTTATATGTATTACAAAAACGATGTTCAGGTAAATTTAATTTCTTAAATTCTTTTTTTACATTGGAATGAAATTTATGTATTAATTTATTATTTTGATTATATATTTCATAAGTACCACACTTTTTATCACGTATTTTTTGTTTAGATTCCTCGGTGTGTGTTAAACCAGTTTTACATTTACGCATTTTATTGATAGTCTCTTTTGAACGTTTAATACCAGTAAGTGAATTACTTAATTTTTGTCTGGTAATATCAGAATATGTTCTAATTTTAGCATTATAACTCATTTTTTTTCTACTTTCTTTAGAAAAAATATGACCTTCCCCACCTGTGGTTAGGTTCATTCCATGTTTTGTATCAAAAGTATTATATAATTTAATATAATGCTTTTCTAAATAATTTAATTCAAATTCTTTACACTTATGAATAATTTCAAAATTATGATCATCCCACCCATATTTCATTATAGAATAATATAATTTTGGTTGTGTTTTTCCAAAACATTTTTTATAACCATTTATTCTTCGATTTATATCTTTTGATTGTCCAATATAGATTTTACCTGATGGTGAAGTAATTTTATAAATTCCACATATTTTATTCATTATTTGATTTATTTTTCATATCTTTGTTTACTAAATCAAGTATTAATTGTGTGACAGTGGTAAAATTATTTTTGGCTTTTTTTCTAAGATATTCTAATTGTTCGGAATGAATTCTAAGTGAGTACATTTTTTTATTTTTCATATTGACATTGTATTTACTATAAATACTTTGATAATATGAAAAAGATTGATAATTTTGTAACAAAATGAATTTATTCTCGTATAATAAATAAAATTTAATTATGGAAACTCAATTTAATGGAAATTTTGGTTTATTTGAGATAAATAAGATTATTAGAAAAAATAATTATTATGAAATTACTTTTCAGAACACAAAAAAAAGAATTGTTGTAACTCATTTAAATTGTTTTATTGATGATAATGGAATTCCTAAAAATTTAACTGATTTAAAGTATGATGATAAAATATGGATTGATATTTCAGCACATACTGCGGATAAATCATTATATAATTATAATCATTTTGGATGTGCTGGTAGATATGTTAGAGCAATAAAATATAATAAAAATTAGATTAATATGAAAATCAAAGATTGTAGAATAACAGATAAGTATGTATTTTTTTGGGGATCGATTTTTAGTAATTGGTATGGCTGTCATTTTACTTATCAAGGACATGATTTCTATAATACTGAACAGGCATTCATGTGGGAAAAAGCCAGACATTTTAATGACTTTGAAACTGCTGATCTGATTCTAAAAACACCAAATCCCAGAGAAAACAAGAAACTTGGGAGAAGTGTAAGAAACTTTAATGCTGAGTCTTGGATGATAAATTCATATACCTGTATGGTTGCTGTTAATCTTTGTAAGTTTAGTCAAAATGAGGCACTTAAAGATATATTATTATCAACAAGTAAGAGAGTACTTGTTGAAGCCAGTCCTTATGATAAAATCTGGGGTATTGGTCTTGATATGAATGATGATAATTGTCTTGATGAACATAAATGGCAAGGAATGAACCTTTTAGGTAAAGTATTAACATATATAAGAAATGAATATAAAAAAGAATTGTAACATTTTTTATTATAATTCGTATAATAAGAAATATGGAAAAATAGTGATGGAAATATTAAGATTTTATAAAGAAAAATCTAAGAGATGGTATGTTGATATACTAAATTGGACTGGTAGAAAGTCTGCGTTGCAAATGGTTGCAGGTGCTGATGATTTATTGGATATGATTGCAAAAAGTAGAAATGAAGTATATCTATATTTCTCAGAAACTGAA